GGAAGTGATGGAACAGGTGCTTGGATTACTGACAACATGAACTATTCAGCCCAAACGGTGAAAACCGCTACTGATAAACTTGGTTCTATCGCAGGTTGTCAGCCTATTTCCAATATCACAAGACCTGACCTTGAAACCCTTGCAAAGAACAGGGGTGACGGTTGGCATAATGATTTGATTAAGGCTGAAAGTGCTAATCAGATGTTGATGATTATTGAAATGGGAATGATGAACCTGCAAACAGCCATTGCAAACGGTGTTGTTTCCATTTCTGACAATAGTTCTTATAACTGTTCTTCCCGGACTGGTTCAACTTCCAGTATTGGCAACGGCACAGGTCAGGCAGATTCTACCACGGATTATACCGAGACGGAACAGACCGCAAACGGAAAGACAAGCATCACATACAGGGGTGTTGAAAATCCTTGGGGCAACATTCGGAAGTTCGTCTATGGTATCAACATCTATGGAAATGGTTCGCAGAAAGGCGGCATTCCTTACATCTGCACTGACTTCAATTTTGCAGAAAGCAAGAACAGCGGAAACTATGAATCAGCCGAGTTCACGCTTGCGAACGCAAACGGTTATATTTCCGCTATGGGCTATGGTAGTGAAGATTATGATTGGTTGTTCATGCCGTCTGAAACCATGGGCAACAGTTCAATCCCAATTGGTGACTATTTCTATGTTACCACGAACCTGAATGGCTACAGAATTGTTCGATTGGGCGGTTACTGGGCTTGGGGCTCTGATGCGGGTGCTTTCTTTTGGTATGTGGCTGACGGTGTCGGTTATCAGCATCGAAGTATCGGCGGTCGCTTGGTGTACGTTCCTACAAAGGACAATGCTACTTATGCCGCTGCTATCACTGCATGGAAAGAACAGATGCAGAAAGCAGCATAATAATTGAATATAGGTCAAGGGATTTGCTGAATTATTTTGTTATAGCCTGTAATGAAAAAAGTAATTGTTCAATTAGGCAGTAACTGGAATAATGGCTCTAATGCAGGTACTTTCTATTGGAATGTGAATAACAGTGTCAGTAATCGGAATCAGAATATCAGCGGTCACTTAATGAATGCAAGATGCAGCCGGGAGAAATCCCGGCTGTTTCAAATAAACGTGCTTAACCCCTTGACCCTGCCACATGGCAAAACAGAAAAATAGACAGATGCAGACAAGTCACCGCATGGTGATATTACTGTCTTACTCAAAGTTTAGTATAACGAGAGGAAACGTCAACCGTATTTACCGGGCGGCAGTTGCCGTTGACTGAAATTCGGTCTTTGCATACACCAATAAATGAAACGCTATGACCACTTATATGAAAAGATTTATGACATAGAAAATCTTAGGAAAGCCCACCAACACGCTAAGAAGGGTAAAGGGTGGTATAAGGAAGTCAAGCTGATTGACGAAAACCCTGACTATTACTTGAAACAGATTCAGGAAATGCTAATCAACCATACCTACCATACTTCTGAATATGAGATTTTCACGAAAAAGGAAGGTAAGAAAGAACGAAAGATTTATAAACTGCCTTATTTTCCTGACCGTATATGTCAATGGGCTATTTTGCAGGTCATTGAACCCTGCATCATTAACAACTTAACTGATGATACCTATTCAGCAATACCGAAAAGAGGAATACACAACGCACTGACGAAGCTGCAAAATGCTATGTGGTACGATGCAGAAGAATGTCAGTTTTGCATGAAACTGGATGCCCGGCATTATTATCAATCAGTCAACCATGAACTGTTGAAAGAAAAGTATGCCCGGATGTTCAATGACGCTGATCTGCTTTGGTTGCTGAATGAGATCATAGACAGCACGAACACAGCAGATATTGAGGACTTGACGGCAATCTATCTGTTGGAAGAAGATATTGACCCTGAAACTGGTATTCCTATTGGGAACTACCTTTCACAGTATTCAGGCAATTACTACTTTTCAAGTTTTGATCACTGGATAAAGGAACAGAAACACGTCAAGTATTATTTCAGGTATATGGATGATATTGTTATTTTCGCAAAGACAAAAGAGGAACTTCACAGATTAAGAGTGGAAATTGATGAATATTTCAAGAATGAACTAAGGCTGAACGTCAAAAGAAACTGGCAGATATTCCCAACCTATATCAGAGGTGTGGACTTCTTAGGTTACCGCATGTTCATGAACTATTCACTGCTTAGAAAGACCACTTGTGAGGATATGAAACGAAAACTGACCGCAATCAGGACAAAGGTAGAAGCCGGGAACATGATGAACTATTCTGAATGGTGCTGCATTAACAGCTATAACGGATGGTTGAAACATTGTGATTCTTTCAGGCTATATCAAGCGTATGTTGTGCCGCTGTTGCCGTATGCGGATGAATATTATAAATGCAACATAAAACCCAAAAAGAAAGAAGGTAAGAAAGCAGCATGATTGATTATGGAACACAGAGAAGCACCGTTAAACCTTTGAGAGTGGAATTGACAGACAGCAAAGTTTTCATTGCATCCAACATCACCCCGGTTGATGAACCGGGAACAGATGAACAGCCGGGCTTTGCAGGCTTTGAATTTGACCTTGTGGAGTATGACAAGGACGAGTTCATCAAGTTGCAGGCAGAACAGAATGAAACGCTGCAAACGCAGATCACGGACACACAGGTTGCCTTGTGTGAAGTCTATGAGTTGATGGCATAGGAAGGGGTGAATGATCATGGCAAAGGTTTATGCTGACCTTATCAGAAAGGGTATCAAGACTATTGATGATGTGCCGGACAAGCTGAAAGCAGCGGTTCAGGCAATCTTGGATGGTGATGATTGATGATTGTCAATCTTATCATAAAAATTTTATTCAGAAAGGAAGTGGCTGAAATGGCAGTGGTTTATGCAACACTGATCATCAAGGGCAGAAAGACCTTTGCTGACGTTCCTGACAGAATCAAGGAACAGGTGAAGGGTGTTCTGATTGACCTTGATTGTGGCGAGTTAGCCGAGTAATGAAGAAATACCCATTGACGCAATAATAACCGCTATATGACCGTTATATAAGGTCTGACAGCGGTTATTTTTGTGTCACAACAAGCAAACAATCAACAGAAAGGACTATGGAAAAATGAAAGAAGGAATTTGCACAGGAATCGGGTTGATCGGTAGCTTTATCGCTTCCCTGTTCGGTGGATGGGATGCCGCATTGATGACATTGATTTTGTTTATGGTGATTGACTATGTTTCGGGTCTTTTGGTTGCCGGGGTTTTCCACAACAGCACCAAGACCGACACCGGGACACTTGAAAGTAAAGCAGGTTGGAAAGGACTTTGCAGAAAGGGCATGACGCTGTTATTTGTGCTGATCGGGTACAGGCTTGACCTTGCGCTTGATATTGACTATGTGCGCAATGCCGTTGTGATCGGCTTCATGGCAAACGAACTGATCAGCATTGTGGAGAATGCCGGGCTGATGGGCTTGCCCCTTCCTGCCGTTATTACAAAGGCGGTTGACATACTGACGAAGAAAGCCGCCGAAAATCAGAAGGATGGTGAAGAATGATGGGAATTAGCATCACAAAGAAAACAAGTACAACCAACACAACCGCTTCACAGGGCAGAAAAATTCTGTACATCGTGGAGCATTACACAGCAGGGGTCACTTCAAAAAGTGGCTCTGCTGCAAACACCGCTTCATGGTTTGCGCAGGAAAATGCAAAGGCAAGTGCTGACTTCATCGTGGATGATTCAAACATTGTTCAGTTCAACCCTGACCCGGCAAACCGCTATTGTTGGGCTGTTGGTGGCAGCAGTTACGGAAATCAGGGCGGTTCACTGTATGGTGTGGCGAAAAATGCAAACAGTATCAGTATTGAAATCTGTTCAACCAATGACACAGGCAAGGTCACAAATGCGAATGATTCACATTGGTCATTCACTGACGCTGTTCTGAATAAAGCTGTTGAACTGACCAAGTACCTGATGGAGAAGTACGGCATTGACGCTGATCACGTTATCAGACACTATGACGTGAACGGTAAACCTTGCCCCGGTATCATCGGTTGGAACGCTGAAACGGGGGATGAAAGCAAATGGAAAGCATTCAAGGCACGTCTGACTGCTTCCAGTGACAATAGTACAGGCTTGCAGGCAACAGCCCTGAAAAACCTGTCAGAAGCAGACGTGATCAAGAAGGTGGGCGCACTGTTCACCGCTGATCAGAAAAGCAG